TGTTGAGTAGCAAGAGCAGTATCACTATTTGTAGCAAGATTATCTTCATCAAGGATTACAGTGACAGTAGATCCGGACGAGAGAGTAAGACTATCAATGTTTGCTGTACCGTCGATAAACAAGTCCTTGAACTGCAGACTTCCGCTACCAAGATCAATGTCATTAGTAACGACAGGAACAATACTTCCATCTTGAAAACGAACTTGTTCGGTAGATACTCCGGTAACTTCAACATAAATACCCCAACGATTGTTTGCATCATCTACTTCAATTTTATTAAGGAAATCAATATCACCAATTTTAAAAATATTACCGCCTTGCCCAGTGCTTCCGTCATGTCTATGGCCCGTAGCTGTAGAATCAGTAGGAGAATACGCAAAAGCATTTAAAAGTTGATTATATTCGTTGTTAAATAACGAAGCTGTTATTGTGTCTCCATCACTAAAAGTAGATTGTCTTACATAATTTTGAGCCATTCTTATCTCCTACCTGCTGGCATATAGTCTACATACAGACCATTAATTGAGTACGGTGCCTTTTGATCTTCGCTAAATATTTTAAAACTACAAGTATTTCCTGTTCCTTCTACAGTTTGTCTGGCCATTGGATCGTTACTTGCTCCAAAAACAGCTGCTCCAAAAGTCACTTGTCCAAATAAAGCTGGTAAAGGAAGAGATGATAAAATATAGTCAGAAGGCTGTGGAATACTAAAATCATCGTAATCGTATCTTACCCTTAACGTAGGCTGTATATTTCCTTCTGGGCTTAATGAAAGTCTAACGTATTTTAAAGTTTTTCGTGTTCCTATGTCTCCAAAATCAAAATCCGGAGTTTTGTAAATAGCTCTTATATTTGATGCCACACCTTGAGGAGTAAAATAATCTCCATCATCATGAACATAAATATATCCGTCTTTGTCCCCATGATAATATTTTTCTATACCTACCTCATTAAAACCAGAACCTAAGCCAAAAGCTTGAATGCCTAGTGTTTCTGACCATTCATATCCATTAACTGTTAAAGATCCTATAATTCCTTTTGCTTCTGTAGACTCTCCTGTAGGTAGACTATAAAATAATCTATACTGAGATTTATTTCTAATAACTGCGCTTGATATTTCATAAGAAGAAATAGAACGAGTTATGTTTTGAATAACATCTTGAATCTGTCTAGATACTGAGCTAAGTTCTACGTCTCCGATTCTTACCGTACCTGCGATTGTTCTGATGCCATCAGGAGCTAAAAATAATAAATCTCCTCCAGCCTCTTGAATAGAATATCCTGACAGACACCCAACATTTTCTGTAATAGGGTCGATACGGATACTAGAAGCGTCATTAATATTAATAAGTTTATGAATACTATTTTCAGCAAAAACAATTAAATCTTCTCGGAAGCCTTTAATTCCTGTTATTTGATCAGATATAGTAACTGCACCAGCTCCTGCACCTGTAAAGTTATCTGGATCATTATATACGCTATAGTAAACAGTATTTAAATTATTTTCTACGCCTGAAGCAATTAAATGGTGGTCATGTATTGTTATATATTTAACGCCGTTAGTACCGTCTACTGTAATTTCATCTGCAAAAAAAGTACGAGTAGTAATATCTCCAGTACCTTCCATTCTAAAAAAGTATGGCTTATTTGCTCCGTCAGCAATAATAAGCTCACCATAGTCAAATGTAGCACCTTCAAAGATTACAAAACTACTTTGTCCTTGACTTGGTCTAGATAAAACAGAGCGTCCCGTAAAAGTTGCGTAGTTATCTCCAGTACTAGAAACACTTGCTCTATTTATCTGTAGCCACGTTATACCATCTATTGAAAAATAAATATTAGTTCCTACACAAACAACAACACCGTCGCTGTATGGTACAATACCTAATATTTTTTGATCCGCTTCTGGTCTTGTTGCGCTTGCACCTCCAAAAGGGCTGAAGCCATTAATTCTTCGGTATCCTCCGTCAGAATCTACTTCAAAATTTACAAGCTCACGAGCAACTCCGGGCTGCGCTAACATTTCAAGCTGATTAAGATTAGTGTTTAATCCTCCTCTGCAAGAAAATCCAAAAGGCTGCGACATTACACAAACCTCATGCGATCATCTTTAAAGTAGTTTGGTGTGGGATTCATAAGGTTTAATTTCATCAACCTTAGTCCACGCCTATAATCATCTAAAGCAAAAGCTGCTGCCTGAGAGTTTTCTTTAAACTGATGAATATAATATCTAGCTCTTGCCTGCAATACGGGCTTATAAAGATCTGGAAAAATAATTGCATCTGAGTAAATAGAAAGCTCAGTAGGTAAACTATAAGCATAAAACCAAATTCTATATACTTTATCAGGAATAGGACTTAAACCAAACTTACGGTTGTCGGGACTTTTAATAACTCTATTAGGAACCCCATAGTTTTGAGTATCTGCATCATCTTGATTCTGAGAAACTCTATAGTAATCTTTCCATTCTTCTGTTGTAGTAAACTTAAGATTTCTAATAGTGTATGGAGCTGTTTCGTCTGTAACACCTACAGTAGTTAATAAAAAATTATCCCAGTCTACATAACCATAATCTGTAGTTAAACTAGAGCTTCCTTCTTTTAAAAGATACCAACGAGTTCCTGCTGTAGTCTCAACATAAACATTTCCATAGTTAGGGTCTGTTTCTCCGCTAAGACCTACAGCAAGAAAAGGCCACTGAGGTTCCTCATTAACAATATCTAAGTAGGCTCTATTTACTGCATCTTTTACATGCTGTTGAACACCAATAGCATTTCCAAAGTTTGCAGACGTAAGAGGCACTTCGTTTAGCTCACGAAGCAGCTCGTTAGTTATTGTTAAATAGTTAGAAGCCATTTTATCTCATTGGTCCTCTAGGCATACGAGGCCTACCGCGTCCTCTTGTTGGTCGTCGAGAAGGTCTGGGTGTTACTGTAGATCTCCTTGGTGTTTGGCGTCCTACAGGCATTCGTGATCCTCCTGAAGGTCTGGGTGTTACTGTAGATTTCTTTGGCGTTCGGCGTATTCCAAGTTCACCTAGTATTCTTTGGTTTTGGATAGGGCTTCCTGTAGTAGGTCTTTGAGGCGCTCGGCGTTCAGGAGCCGTTGGTCGTCGTTGCAGATATTTTGACTCTGGCATTTTTTTTAGTTTTGAAAAGTCTGGAGTTGGACCAGCCATTATTCCTCCTCCCATGTGTTTACCTTGCCGCTTATGTGCTTTACCGCCACACATTTTAGCAGTCCTTTTCTCCATATCTCCGCAGCCGGAATAATTTTTTTTCATTAGCTCTGCTCCATAGAAAAAGTTTTAGAAGTTTCTCTAGCAATTTCTAATTCGGATTTATTGCCAAAGATACGTTCCCAATTATCGTCGTAATTCTTTTTACTATCGCCCGTATAGAAACTACCTGTCATACCAAGAATACGCTTATTATTTCTTTTTCCGCTTTTTAGTACGACTGATTTATTTTCGCTTCCTATTTGAGGCATAGTTTTAAATTCCTAAGAAAAAACAAAGGGGGCCTGTGAAGACCCCCAAAGCTTATTAGTCAACCGTATAGAAGGCTGAAACAAGTGCTTCTGGTCGAAGAACTTTAGCGCCATATACATGAAGACCACGAACAATGTCGCCGAAGCTGTCAGGATCACGGAGAACCTCAGTGCTGGTAATCGTCTGGGCCGTAGCCGTAGAAGAAATATGACCAGCCATAACTTTGCCAGTAGCCGTAGCGGTAGCAGCAATGTTATTAGACTTGTACATATTGAATCCACGAAGCTTGCCAGAAGATACCAAACCGTTTCGGATTGATCCTTGACCTGCGTTGAAGTCTACAGACAGCAGCTTAGAGCCTGACTGTGAGAGTTCTTCGTAGAAAGCGGGACCAGCAATAAACCATCGACCTTCTTCAGGAATGTTTTGCTCATCGAGAAGACGAGCCATACGTGCCATAAGGTCAATAGCGTCAACACCAGTTCCGTCTGAGCCAAGAAGGTCAACAGATGCAGTCGTTTCTGCTACACCGCCAGTACCAGCAGCAGCATCAGCACCAATAACATGGTCTGGGCCAGAAGCAGATACGCCAGCAAACATCTTAGCAAGTACGCCTTGGTCAAAGGCATCACGCAAAGAATAAGCTGCTGAAGACGTAGCAACGTCACGGAAGTTAATGTGAGACATTTGCGTTTCAATGTCATCTACGATGAACCTGAAAGCGTTAGCAATATCAACGACCATAGTGATTTCTTGGTCAGTAAGCTCAGTCTTAGTTACCGTACCACCACGCTGATACTGGTCAACGGTGATTACAGGCTCTTTGATGATACGTACAGTGTCACCATAGCTTGAAATTTCACCAGCATAATCCGTATTAGTGATTGCTTCTACAACAGAAGCCTTACGGAAAAAGTTGAGTACCTGCTTGGAATAAACCTTCGGTAAGAAAAACGAGTTAGTTTGACCAGCATCTGCGTTGTCAAAGTTACTGTTAGTCCCGTCATTAAAAAATTGATCGGATGTATTTGAAGCCATTTAAAATCTCCTTAAGTAGAAAAGATTAGCCGGGACGCACCCTACCTTCAGAAAGAGCTTCACGAATTTCTTCTTCGTACTTGTCAAACTGATCTAGGGACATCTTAGCTATTTCGCTTTCCGTCCAAATACGTGGCTGCTTTGCATCTACACTTGTCGTTTTAGTAGATACCATGTCAGCAGCAGAACCTTGTTCTTGAGGTTCTTTACGTGGACGGCCTCGTTTTTTTGGTGTAGCTTGTCCAGTTTCTAACTTATATAGATCAAGTGCTTTGACTGCTAATGTCACATTATCTGGATTGTTATAGATCCAGTCCTGAATTTGATCGGGCTGTTCTTTAGCCCAGTCATGGAAAGCATCGTCACCACGAATCTCATCAAAGTCCGGGTGTCGTTCTTTCAGAGCTGTCTCAGCTTCACGTTTAGCTATCTCTAGCTCACGTTGTTCAATGGCAGAAAAGCGTTGCCGCATATCTTCCATTTGCTGTTCTGCTCGCATGTGTGCTACAGTTTCTACTGTATCGTACAAATCAGGATATTCTTCTCTAAACCTAGCAAGATCTTCTTCAGACTTAGGAGCTTGATAAGCTGGCACAGCAGCTTGTACTTCTGCTTTTAACTGCTCTTCTCGCTGCCTAAACTCATTAAGTTTAGAATCATAATGTTTCTTTAGATCGTCGTACCTCTTCTTATAGTTAGTTTCGTTAGGAGCCTCTTCCTCTTCTACAGGGGCCGATTTACGGGTAGCCTGTTGCTTAGGTTGTTCATCTTCATCTTCGTAATACAGTGAATCTGCTTTAGGCTTTCGAGGGCCGTCTGGCGTATGCCAAGGCTTTTTCATGTTATACGGATTTGATACTTGCTCCTCTAGTTGTGCTTCGGACATCTACGTTCTCCTTTCTACGGGGCTTGTTTCTTGCAAGGTAGCCAATTTTAAACGTCTTTAAAAATTTGGGGCTTGTCACTACAAGGTAGCCGTACTATTAAATAACACGCGAACCTCTGAGGCTCGGAGACTGGTTTGCATAAAGCATAGATTTTTCAATTGCATTATACGTGGGTTTTTGTTCCTCTTCTTCTAACTTAATATTAGATTCAAGTAACCCACCAGCCTGTCGTGTTGCTCTGCCACCATCAGCCATACGCTCAGCATCATCCATCATTTTCTGAAGGTTGTCTGCGCCTAGCATCGAAGTGGCTTTTTCGGTGATCACAAACTCCCCATCGCTTAGTCGCGCAGGAATAGAATCTGATACACCTGTTCCGGGTCCTTCAACTTTTCCAGACCCAGAAAACTCTGATGCAGTCATAAGGACTTTATCAAAGATATCGCTTAACTTTGGATCTGACTCCAAAGCACTCATTAAATATTCTTGTTCTTCAGACTGTAAGGACTCATCAAAAATAAAGCCCATATATTCTTCTTCCATTTCTCCATCTGGAAGTTGTTCTTTTGATGCATTTGCCTGTTCTTCAGGAGTGTATGTGTCTACAGGCATTTTTTCTTTTTCTGGCGGTACAAGCATTGAGCCGCCTTCTTGTTTTTTAGTTCTTGAAAACATTTCTTGTTCTATATCGACTTTAATGTTTGTTCTTCTCTCTGCTTCTTTTTTAGCCTCTAAAGAAAGTTCTTTTAATTCTGCCGATGCTCTTTCTTTTGCTTCTTTAGAAGCACTTTGAGAGTTTAAAATTTTATTAGCTTTAATAACTCTAGAAACTTCAGCTTCTTCAGCTGCTGTTAAACCGCCTTTTGATTTTTTTGATCTAGGTCCTAAGTCAGGCATATAGTCTCCAAAAGCTTCAAAGTCATCGTCTGACAAATTATCTTTAAATATTCTTAAGTCTCTTGCGTTTAGCGTAGACATATAATCAAAAATCTCATCGTCTTCAAAAGCAAGTAAATTCTCTGCTGCTTCTTTAGGAGACATTTCTTTTAGCATACCGCCTGTGCTTTCTGCTATCTCAGATGAATACTCATCAGCCAAACCTATCTTAGCTTTATTTTTAACAGAAAGATTTTCTAGGATGCTCATGGGCATATCGTCCATAGCACTAGGATCAGAATTAATTTTATTTATAATAATATCTTCAGCTTCTGCGGAGCTTTTAATAGCTTCTCGACGCTCTGCTGCTTTCTTTGGTGCTTCTTTTGCCATAAGCCTTTCGGCAAAATCAATTATTTCATTTGCACCTTTTGATCCTATTTTACCTAATATGCTCATTTACGTTATCCTTCAACTGCTCTAGGCGAGCCAGAGAACTGACTCTCCCCTGACTGCGGTACACTTCCAGTTCCGATGTTGCCGTCGCCAGTACCCGTAGCTCCAAGGTCTTGGCCTGCTGGAGGTATTCCTTCAGGGCCTCCCATAGCTCCTTGTTGTTCACCAGCGGGGCCAGCCTCTGCGCCATTTGCTTGTCCAGCATTTTGCATTCCTATGATTTGTGCCATTAGAGCAGCTTCTTCAGGATCGTTGATCAGTTCATCTGGATCAAGATCTAAGCTATAAGCCAGCTCGCTAATTAGCTTGTTCATCTTAATAAACGGAGCAATAGCAGGATTCTGTGCAGTCTGAAGGAACATAGTCAATCGTTGGCTACGTACTTCTTTCTGCATCAAGCTATTAGTTCCAGTCGCCTTAACTTCTAAGTCGCCTTCAACGCCCAGCTTAGAATCAAGGAACTGCATGTTCCATTGAAAATAAGCTTCGCCCATAGGCTTCAAAAGAAAGTCATCTAGGTTCTTGATAACGGTTTTAATATTAAGAGATGCTGCGCCAAGGAGCATGGACATTCCTGAAGCAGTACGGGTCATGCTTTGTACACCCGTTTGACCATGAGAGTA